TTACTGGCTCGCCCACACGATGCGGGCCATCCAGGCGACCTCGTTGCGCGGCAGCGAACGGTCGGGGTGGGCGCGGTTGATGGACATCAGCTCGATCTTGTTGGCACTCTCGCGCACCAGCTGCTTGGCCATCACCTCGCCGCCCTTGGTGCGCACCACCACGCGGTCGCCGCGGCGGATCTGCGCGGCGGGGGAGACGATCACGGTGTCGCCGTCGCGGTACACCGGCTCCATGCTCTCGCCCGACACCTCCAGCGCGTAGGCGTGCGGGTCGCCCAGGCTGGGGAACAGCAGCTCGTCCCAGCCGGCGCCCACCGGATAGCCGGCGTCGTCGAAATAGCCGGCGCTGCCCGCCTGCGCATAGCCGATCACCGGCACCCGCTGCACCGTGCCCGGCCCCGAGGTCTCGCCGATCAGGCTGACGAACTCGCCCAGCGAGGCGCTGGTCGCCTCCAGCACCTTGGCGATGCTCTCGGTGGACGGCCAGCGCAGCTTGCCGTCGCCGGTGGTCCGCTTGCTCTTGTTGAACGTGGTCGGATCGAGGCCGGCGCGCCGCGCCAAGCCCGAGGCGGACAGCCCGTTCTGAGCCGCCAGCCGGTCGATCGCCCGCCAGATGTCCGAATGTTTCAGCATGGGACCATAGTCTCACAAACCGATCTTTCCGTCCCTAGGATCATATTCATAAATTCCTTGACAGAGGAATATAAACCGAACATAAGGGGAACGTCTGTTCCACTTCGCCGCGAGTGGACGGGCGGGGTGCCCGGCTTCGGCGAATCGGCCTCCGCATCGGCAATTCCGCGGCCCGCATTCCCTGGAGATGTCCTTGATGACCCGTGCGCGCATTTCCGTTCCCCGACCGACCGACTCGCCCGGCGGCGTCCCCTTCGGCAGCGCCGAGGAGGCGTGGTTCTGGTCGGTCCAGGCGCAGGAGGCGCGGGCCGAGGGCGCGCGCTGCGCCGCCGGCCTGGGGCTGGTGCCGCGCCCCTGCGAGCCGTTCGACGTGATGCGCGCGGTGGACCGGCTGTACCGCCAGCGCCGGCTGGTGCGCGACCACCTGCACGTGCTGGTGCACTACGGCCGCCGCCTGATGCCGCCCGACCCCGACCGCTTCCGCGAGCAGCGCGCCAGCGTGCTGTGGCGCGAGGCCTTCGACCACATCGGCCCGCTGCTGCGCGACAAGGGCATCGTGCAGTGAGCGCCGCCGGCACCACCGCCGCGGCATCCCAGCCCGGCGCCTGGGTGGTGTTCTGCGGCCAGACGGAGCTGTGGTGGCTGCGCCTGCTGCGGCCGGGGTTCCGCCACTGCTTCGTGGCGCTGCACGACGGCCGGCACTGGGTGGTGGTCGATCCGCTGGCGCCCTTCACCGACGTGGCGGTGCTGGACCTGCCGCCGGCCTACGACCTGCCGGGCTGGTTCCGCGCCCTCGGCATGACCGTGGTGCGGGCACGCCTGCGCCGCGGCCTCGCCCGGCCGGCGCCGTGGGGCCCCTTCACCTGCGTGGAGGCGGTCAAGCGCGTCCTCGGCCTGCACGCCCCCTTCGTCCTGACGCCCTGGCAGCTCTACCGCCGTCTGACGCGGCCGGGCGGCTGACGCTCCTTCCCACCAAGCCCCCACCGGGAGACCCCCGCATGGCCAATCTCTTCTCCGCCCCCCGGCCACCGGCGCCGCCACCGGCGCCGCAGCCGGTATACGTTCCACCTCCGCAGCCGGCTCCAGCCCCTGTTCCGGCCCCCGCCCCGGAGCCGACGCCCGTCCCCGTCCCGACGCCCGTCCCTGCACCGGTTCCGGCCCCCGCTCCGGCGCCGGACCCCACGCCACCCGCCCCGGCACCGCAGCCGGCGCCGGCTCCCGCGCCCCAGCCGGAGCCGCCCTGGTGGGTGACCAATCCGCCGCCGCCGCCGGCCCCGGCTCCGGTGGTCGAACCGCCCGCGGCGACGCCCACCCCTACCCCCACGCCGACCCCGGCCGAGCCGGACCCGGCGGCGGTGGAGAAGGCGGCGGAGGCGGCGATCCAGCGCCGGCCGCGCAGCCGCAGCGGCACGGTCGCCACCTCATGGCGCGGCGTGCTGAACCCGGACGCCGTGGTGCCCGGCCGCAAGCGCCTGCTGGGGGAGTGAGTCATGGCGCAATCCCCCAAATCCAAGGCCCCCGGCAAGGCCGATGACCCTTCCGCGCTGGTCGAGCGCTTCCGCGCCGCCAAGGCGCGCCGCTCGGTGTGGGAGGCGCACTGGCAGGACTGCTACGACTACGCGTTGCCCAACGGCCGGCCGTTCAACCACGCCGGCACGCCCGGCGAGCGGCGCGTCGACCGGCTGTTCGACGGCACCGCGCCCGACGCGGTGGAACAACTGGCCGCCAGCCTGCTGTCGCAGCTGACGCCGCCGTGGTCGAGCTGGTTCGGCTTCGTGCCCGGCCCCGACCTGTCGGATGCCGAGCGCGACCGCGTCGCCCCGATGCTCGACCGCGCTGCCGGCATCGTGCAGTCGCACTTCGACCGTTCCAACTTCGCGGTTGAGGCGCATCAGGCGTTCCTCGACCTCGTCACCGTCGGCACCGCCAGCCTGCTGATGGAGGAAGCGGCGCCCGGCGAGGCCTCCTCGCTGCGCTTTACCGCCGTGCCGATGGCCGAGGCGGTGCTGGAGGAGGGGCCGCACGGCCGGCTCGACGCCACGTGGCGCGGCAGCGCGCTGACGCTGGCGGAGATCGGGCGCCGCTTCCCCGGCGCGGCCCTTCCCCCCGGCGTGCGCCGGCGCGGCGAGGACGACCCGGACGCCCGCTTCGACGTGGTCGAGGCGGTGCTGCCGGACGGCGTCGCCTATCGCTGGACCGTCGTGCTGGATGCCAGCTCCAGTGGGGGCAGCGAGGAGGCGGTGACGCTGGCCGACGGCCGCTTCGCGCAGTCGCCGTTCGTCAACTTCCGCTGGCTGAAGGCACCGGGGGAGGTCTACGGCCGCTCGCCGGTGATGAAGGCGCTGCCGGACATCAAGACCGCCAACAAGGTGGTCGAGCTGGTCCTGAAGAACGCCTCCATCGCCGTCACCGGCATCTGGCAGGCGGACGACGACGGCGTGCTGAACCCCGCCGCCATCCGGCTGGTGCCCGGCACCATCATCCCCAAGGCGGTCGGCTCGGCCGGGCTGACGCCGCTCGCCAACCCCGGGCGGTTCGACGTGTCGCAGCTGGTGCTCGACGACCTGCGCGCCCGCATCCGCCACGCGTTGCTGGCCGACCGGCTGGCGCCGCTCAACGACGCCCGGATGACCGCCACCGAGGTGCTGGAGCGCTCGGCCGAGGTCGGCCGGCTGCTGGGCGCCACCTACGGGCGCTTGCAGGCGGAGCTTCTAACGCCGCTGCTGCTGCGCGCCGTGTCGATCCTGCGCCGCCGCGGCGAGATCCCCGACTTCACCGTGGACGGCCGGCTGGTCGAGCTGCAGTACCGCTCGCCGCTCGCCCAGGCGCAGGGCCTGCGCGACGTGCAGGCGACGCTGCGCTGGCTGGACACCGCGCAGCGCCTCGGCGGTGGCGCGCTGGAGACGGTGGACGCCGCCGCCACCGCGCGCTGGCTCGGCGAAGCGTTCGGCGTTCCCGCCAAACTGATCCGCGCGCAACCCGCGCCGAAGCCGGCGCCCGGTCCGGCGGAGGCGGCCCATGGCTGAGTGGCCCTGGTCCCCCGCACCCCCCGCACCGATGGCTGATGACGACCCGGCGCCGAGCTTCGCGCGCTGCTTCGCCGGGCCGGACGGCGCGCGGGTGGTGGCCGCGCTGCGCGCCATGACGGTCGAGCGAACGCTCGGCCCCGACGCCTCGGACGCGGCGCTGCGCCACCTGGAAGGCCAGCGCGCGTTGGTCGCCACCATCCTCGCCCTGGCCGCCCGCGGCCGCGGCGAGGCCCCCTGACATGCACAAGGAGATCCCCATGGCCGACAATCTGCTGACCGCGCCCACCGCTGGCCCGGCCGGCGTGCCCGACAAGTTCCTCGACCCGCAGACCGGCGCCGTGCGCGTCGATGCCCTGGTGAAGTCCTACCAGGAGCTGGAGCGCCGGCTGGCGGCCGCCCCCGCCGTCCCCGCCGCCCCGGCCTCGCCGGCCCCCGCATCGCCGGACGGGTACACCATCGCCTGCGACCACGGCCTGTTCGAGCCGTGCCCGGAGATCAACGCCCGCCTGCACACCGCCGGCTTCGCGCCGGAGCAGGCGCAGCTGGTCTACGACCTCGCCGCCGAGCGGCTGATGCCGCTGATCCAGGAACTGGTCGCCGAGTTCCAGGCCGACCGCGAGGTGCAGCGCCTCGTCCAGCATTTCGGCGGCGAGGAGAAGTGGCGGGCGGTGTCGCGCCAGCTGCTCGCCTGGGCGGCGAAGAACCTGCCGGCCCCGGCGGTGGACGGGCTGTCCACCACCTATGAAGGGGTGATGGCGCTGTACCGCATGATGACCGGCTCCGAGCCTTCGGCCCTGGCCCGCGGCGACACCCCGGCCGAGGGCGGCGAGACCGAGCTGCACACCCTGATGCGCGACCCGCGCTACTGGCGCGACCGCGATCCCGGCGTGGTGGCGCGGGTGACCGAGGGCTTCCAGCGGCTGTATCCCGGGGGGCGGTGACGCGCTCATTCCCCCACCCCGACCCTCCCCCGCTGGGCGGGGGAGGGAGTGGAAGGCGCCTGAATCCCCTCCCCCGCCCAGCGGGGGAGGGTTAGGGTGGGGGTTCCAAGATTCGATGTTGCTAATTTGAAACGAAAGCGGCAGTTTCCGTTACAGGAAGCTAACTGGTCCCCCGCGGCGGTGCATGGTTCTGCGTCGGAAGATCCGCTGGCTGACTCTGTTCAGCCTGTTCGGCTGCCTCGCGGCGGCGGTCCCGGCCTATGTGCTGTTGCAGCTCGGCCTTTTCCCGTTCCTCATCTTCGCGGCCGGCGCGCTGGCCCTGGCGTGGCCGGCGTCGGGGCTGCTGGCCGAGCGCATGGCGCGGCTGATCGACCATGACGAGCGGCTGACCGGCATCATGCGCAACGTCGGCGAGGCCATCGTGCTGGTCGCCGACGACGGCACCGTCGAGGAGCACAACCCCGCCGCGGAGTCCCTGTTCGGCCGTCCCGACCTCGACGGCGCGCCGTTCGCCGCGCTGTTCGCCGAGGCCGAGCGCGGACGGGTGGCGGCGCTGCTCGTCGCCGGGATGCGCGACGGCGCCTCGGTGCAGGAGCCGGCGCTGGGCGTCGAGCGCGCCGGGGTGCGGATCGAGGCGTCGCTGGCGATCTCCTGCCTCGACGTGCACGGGCGGCGCAGCACCATCGCCGTGCTGGCCGACGTCACCCAGCGCCTCAGGCACGAGCGCGAACTGCTGCGCCTCGCCACCCGCGACCGGGTGACCGGCCTGCCCAACCGGGCGATGGTCGAATCGCTGCTGGAGGCGGCGGTGGAGGAGGCGCGGCGCGCCGGCACGCGCTTCGGCGTGCTGTGCCTCGACCTGTCGCGCTTCAAGCTGATCACCGACACGCTGGGCCATCAGGCCGGCGAGCGGCTGCTGATCGAGGTGGCGGCGCGCATCCAGGCCGCGGTGCCCGGCATCGACGTGGTGGGGCGCATCGGCACCGACGACTTCGCCGTGCTGCTCGACCACCTGCCGGAGCCCGAGCACGCCGCCGCCCTCGCCCGCACCGTGCTGGCGGCGTTCGACGACCCGGTCGACCTGGACGGGGCCGAGCACTATGTGCGTCCCTCCATCGGCATCGCGCTGTTCCCCGACCACGCCGACGACGCGGCCGAGCTGATGCGCGCCGCCGACACCGCGCTGTACGCCGCCAAGCGGCAGGGCGGCCGGCGCTGGGCCTTCTTCCGGCGCGAGATGGCCGACCAGGCGCGCCGTCATCTGGCGCTGGACCGCGACCTGCGCGCGGCGCTGGCGGCGGGCGAGTTCCGGCTGGTCTACCAGCCCAAGGTGTCGCTGGCCGACCATGCGCTGGAGGGCTTCGAGGCGCTGCTGCGCTGGGAGCGGCCGGGGCATGGCGTGGTGTCGCCCGGCGAATTCATCCCGGTGGCCGAGGAGACCGGCTTCATCGTCCCGCTCGGCGACTGGGTGCTGGAGGAGGCCTGCCGGCAGCAGCGCGCGTGGCTGGAGCGCGGGCTGGAGCCGGTGCCGGTGGCGGTCAACATCTCGCCGCGCCAGCTGCGCCAGCGCACGGCGGTGGATTTCCTCGCCACGATCGCCCGCCACGGCCTGCCGCCGGGGCTGATCGAGATCGAGATCACCGAGGGCGCCGTGGTGCAGGACATCGACCACGCGCTGTCGGTGCTGGCCGGCCTCAAGGCGGTGGGCATCCGGGTGGCGGTGGACGACTTCGGCACCGGCTACTCCTCGCTCAGCTACCTGAAGCGGCTGCCCCTGAGCACGCTGAAGATCGACCGCTCCTTCGTCGCCGGGGTGCCGGGCGGGCGCGAGGACTGCGGCATCGTCTCCACCATCATCGCCATGGCGGACATGCTGGACCTGGACGTGGTCGCCGAAGGCGTCGAGCGGCCGGAACAGGCGGCCTTCCTGCGCCATCACAACTGCCTGACCGTGCAGGGCTGGCTGACCGGCCGCCCGGTCCCGGCCGCGGAAGCCGCCGAGCTGCTGGCGGTGCGGCTGAAGCGGACGGCGTAAGCCCGTCCCGCGCTACAGGGTCCCCACCGCCTCCGGTTCCGCGCCCGCCCGTGCGGACCGCAACGCCGCCAGCACCTCCGCCTGCCCGAAGGGCTTGCCGAGCACCGGCAGGCCGCCCGGCACGCCAGCGGCCAGCGCCTCGCTGTAGCCGGTCATCAGCACGATGGGCAGCGCCGGCCGGCGCTCGCGCAGGCGTTGCGCCAGTTCCAGGCCGGACAGGCCGCCTTCCATGACGATGTCCGAGAGCACGGCGTCGAACGCCTCGCCGGCGTCGATCCGCGCCAGCGCCGCCGGGCCGCTCGGCACCCAGGAGACGCGGTGGCCGGCGGCGGTCAGCATGTCCTCGGTGGTGCGGGCGACGTCGGGGTTGTCCTCGACCAGCAGGATGCGGCCGGCGGCGTCGGCCATAGCCTCCGCGGTGCGCCGTACCGGCCGGACCGGCGGCTGCACGGCGCGCGGCAGGTAGAGCGTGAAGGTGGTGCCCTCGCCCAGCCGGCTGTCCGCCGTCACCGCGCCACCCGACTGCCGGGCGTAGCCCATCACCTGGCTGAGGCCCAGGCCGGTGCCCTTGCCGACCGCCTTGGTGGTGTAGAACGGCTCGAAGATGTGGCCGAGGTCCTCGGCGCGGATGCCGGTGCCGGTGTCGCGCACGCGCACCGCCACGTAGTCGCCACCGAGACCAGGGCCGCCGCTGCGTCCGGCGGTCAGGGTGACGTTCTCGGCGCCGATGTCCAGCCGGCCGCCGCCGGGCATGGCGTCGCGGGCGTTCACCGCCAGGTTGACCAGCGCCACCTCCAGCCCGTCGGGGTCGGCGAAGATCGGCCAGACCTCGGCCGGAACCGCCAGCGTGACGGCGATGTCGCCGCGGGTCGAACGGGAGAGCAGCGTCAGCAGCTCGTCCGCCCGGTCCTGCAGCAGGAAGCTGACCGGTTCCTGCGGGCTGCGCCGGGCGAAGGCGAGCAACTGGCGGGTCAGCGCCTCGCCGCGCTGCACGGTGGCGAGGATGGCGTCGGCGTAGCGCACCACCCGCTCGGTGTCGTGCGGCCGGTTCCGGATGGACTCGGCGCCGCCCTGGGCGATCATCAGCAGGTTGTTGAAGTCGTGCGCGACGCCGCCGGTCATGCGGCCCAGCGCCTCCATGCGGCGGCCTTCCTCCAGTGCCGTCTCCTCGGCGCGGCGGGTGTGCATCTCGCGCGCCAGCACCCACAGGAAACTGGCGACCAGCAGCAGGCTGAGCACCGAGCCGCCGGCCAGCAGCCACACCGAGCGGACGAACGGCGCCGTGTACATGTCGCGCGGGATGCCGACGTGCACCGACCAGAAGCTGTCGGGCAGCACGCGGTAGGCGACCTTGGTGGCGTGGCCCTCGATGGTGCTCGGGCCGTCGTACAGCCCCTTGGCGGCTGCTGCCCGCGCCGCCAGGGCGCCGTCGCTGGCCTTGCGGCCGATGCGGTCGGGGTTGCCGCCGCGGCTGGTCGCCACCACGAACCCCTCGGCATCGACCACCGCGGCGATCCAGCCCGGCGGCAGGCCATAATCCAGCAGTCCGCGCACGCCGTCCGGCATTACCACCGCCGACAAGACGTAGGGCACCCGACCGCCGCGCAGCACCGGCACGCGGATGGCGAAGGCGAGGTTTTTCGGCCCGCGCAGGATGTGGCCGATCGTCGGGCGGCGGGTCTGCACGACGCGGGCGTGGCTGTCCGGCTCGATCACCTTGCCCGGGCCGTTGCCGATCACCACGGGGACGTCGACCAGCCGGTTGCCGTCCGGGTCGCTGAGGCTGAGCACGCGCCATAGCGGGCGGTCCTGGCGAATCCGCTCGGCCAGCTTGGCGAACGCCGCTTGGTCGACGTCCCCGTCGAGCATCGGCGACTGCGCCACCGCCCGCAGCACCTCGACTTGCGCCGCCAGTTCGCGGTCAAGCAGGGCGGCCATGCGGTCCACCTGCTCGAAGGCGTCGTCGCGCATCTCGTCCTGCTCGTGCAGCAGCCAGGCGGTGCTGAGCGCGGCCGACAGCACGACCAGCGGCAGCAGCGCGGCCAGGACCAGCAGGATGAGGGGACGGCGGCGGTTCATGAGGCCGGTGCCATGGGTCTGGCGAATGAGGGCGGGGGCGCCGGGCACCAGCATAACCGCAACGCGCGAGGAATCCTATTGGGCTACCCGTGACATCGCATCCGGCGGTCTTGGAATTTTTTCCTTGACGCGAAGCGCCGCTAGTTCTATATATGTTCTCGTCAAGGCCCGAGGTGCGTCTCCCCTCCACCCCGGTCCGCGACGCTTCCGCATCCCCCGATGCACCCTGGGAAAGGCCGGCTGGACAACCCGCAAGGGCCCGGCCGGCCTTTTCTTTTTGCGCACGCCCGCGGCCGGGCGCGTGGGCCCACGCGCGCCGACAACCGATGGGGCGGGTGCGCACCTCCCGACACTTCCATTCCTCTTCGTCCGGAAGGAGCGTATTCCTATGTCCACATCGGTCGCCCAGGCTTTCGTCAAGCAGTTCGAGCGCGAAGTCCACGAGTCCTACCAGCGCATGGGCTCCAAGCTGCGCAACACGGTGCGCAGCAAGAACAACGTCCAGGGTGCCTCGACCGTCTTCCAGAAGGTCGGCAAGGGCACCGCCATGGTGAAGGCGCGGCACGGCACGGTGCCGGTCATGAACCTCGACCACGAGCCGGTGGAGTGCCTGCTCGCCGACTACTACGCCGGCGACTGGGTCGACAAGCTGGATGAGCTGAAGACCAACATCGACGAGCGGCAGGTCATCGCCAACGCCGGCGCCTATGCGCTGGGCCGCAAGACCGACGAACTGGTCATCGCCGAGCTGGACAAGTCCACCGTCTTTGCCGGCACCGCCGCCGACGGCCTGACCAAGGGCAAGGTGCTGGAGGCGTTCGAGCTGCTGGGCGCCGCCGACGTGCCGGACGACGGCCAGCGCTACGCCGTGGTCGGCTGGAAGCAGTGGAGCCAGCTGCTGGGCATCGACGAGTTCGCCAGCAGCGACTACGTCGGCCCCGACGAGTTGCCGTGGCGCGGCACCCAGGCCAAGCGCTGGCTGGGCACGCTGTGGGTGCCGCATTCCGGCCTGACGCTGAGCGGCAGCGTGCGGCTCTGCCATTGGTACCACAAGACCGCGGTCGGCCACGCCGCCGGGGCCGACGTGAAGACCGACATCACCTGGCACGGCGACCGCGCCGCGCACTTCGTCAACAACATGATGAGCCAGGGTGCCTGCCTGATCGACCAGGGCGGAGTCGTCACCCTGCGCTGCCTCGAATAGGGGCGTACCGCAGGCTGACCGACGGCGGGCGCCCCTGACCGCATGCGGACCGATACTCCGGTCCGGCGGCGGGGGCGCCCCGATGCCCTGACCTTTCCCAGGAGATTCCCCATGGCCTTCCTTTCCAAGGACCTGAGCGTCCTCGCCTACGCCAACGGCTTCACGCTCTGGCACTACACCACGCCCGACGCCGCGACGGCGGTGGACGGCAGCGGCTACTTCAACGGTGCGGCCGACATGCTGCGCGTCGGCGACATGGTCCTCGCCAACGCGGGTGGCGGATCGGGTGTGCTGGTGATCGCCAGCAACGCCGGCGGCACCGTGGACGCGACGAATCTGACCGCCTTCGGGACGACGAACAGCGACTGAGCGCAATCAAGCCCTCCCCACGCTCCGCGGGGGGAGGGAGGGGTCCCAGGCGAAGCCTGGGGTGGGTGGGGGCAGCGGCCTGCGGGATAAGCCGTAGCCCCCACCCTCCCGCTTCGCGGGTCCCTCCCTCCCCCGCCGGGGGCGGGGGAGGGACAGAGATCCGAGGACTCCCCATGGCACTCACCGCGATCGGGCTGTGCAGCCGGGCGCTGCTGAAGATCGGCGCCACGCCGCTGACATCCTTCGACGAGGGCACGGCCGAGGCGGAAGTGGCCGCCGCCCTCTACGCGCCGACCCGCGACGCGCTGCTCTCGGCCCGCGCCTGGAGCTTCGCCACCGCGCAGGCCGCGCTGCCCCGCCTCGCCACCGAACCGGTGGCCGACTACGCCCACGCCTTCCAGCTGCCGGCGGACTTCCTGCGCGCGCTGTCGGCCGGTGCGGCCAGCCGCGGGCGCGGGCTGGACTACCGCATTTCCGGCCGGGCGCTGCACGCCGCGTCCTCGTCGGTCGTGCTGACCTACGTGTACCGCCCGGCGGAGGAGGACTTCCCGGCCTTCTTCGACCAAGCGCTGATCGCGCGCTTGGCGGCCGAGTTCTGCATCCCGCTGACCGAGAACTCGTCGCGCGCCGACGGCCTGCACCAGCTGGCCGAGGCGGAGTTCCGCCGCGCCCGGCTGATCGATGCGCAGCAGGACGTGCAGCCGGGCTTCGAGGACTTCTCCCTGATCGAGGCGCGCGGGTCATGAGCCGGGTCCGACAGGTGAAGACCAACTTCACGGCGGGCGAGATCTCGCGCCGCCTGCTCGGCCGCAAGGACCTGCGCGCCTACGACAACGGGGCGCTGACGCTGCGCAACGTCTTCATCCACCCGACCGGCGGCATCACCCGGCGCTCCGGCCTTGCGTTCGTCGATACGGCGCGCGGCGCCGGCCGGCTGGTGGCGTTCGAGTTCAACACCGAGCAGACCTACCTGCTGGCCTTCTCCGCCGGCAAGATCGACGTCTACCGCGACGATGCCCGCGTCGCCACGGTGGACGCCCCGTGGAGCGAGGCGCAGCTGAGGCAGATCGCCTGGACGCAGAGCGCCGACACGTTGCTGGTCTGCCACCCCGACGTGCCGCCGCGCAAGCTGACGCGCACCGGGGCGGATGCGTGGACACTGTCGGACTGGGCCTACGTGGCGGAGGACGAGGCGGTGCGCCTGCCGTTCTACCGCTTCGCCGACAGCGAGGTGACGCTGACCCCCAGCGGCACCACGGGCGCCGTCACCGTCACCGCGTCCGCCCCGGTGTTCGATCCGCTGCACGAGGGCACGCGCATCCGCATCAAGGGCAAGCAGCTGGTGGTCACCGGCGTCGCCTCCGCCACCTCGGCGCAGGCGACGGTGAAGGAGGAGCTGCCGAACACCACCGCCACCGTGAACTGGGACGAGCAGGCGTTCAGCCCGCGCCGCGGCTGGCCGGTGAGCGCGGCGTTCCACCAGGACCGGCTGGTCATCGGCGGCGCGCGCGACCTGCCGAACCGGTTGTGGCTGTCGCGCTCGGCCGACCTGTGGAACTTCGACCTCGGCACCGGCCAGGACGACGAGGCCATCGAGTTCGGCCTGCTGTCCGATCAGGTGAACGCCATCCGCGCGGTGTTCTCCGGCCGCCACCTGCAGCTCTTCACCTCGGGTGCGGAGTACATGGTGACCGGCGACCCGCTGACGCCGCGCGCCATCCAGCTGAACCGGCAGACGCGCATCGGCTCGCCCATCGACCGCACCATCATGCCGCGCGACGTGGACGGTGCCACCCTGTTCGTCTCGCGCAACGGCAAGGAGATCCGCGAGTTCCTCTACACCGACACCGAGGCGGCCTATCAGGCCAACGACCTGGCGCTGCTCGCCCGGCACATCGTGCAGAGCCCGCGCGACCAGGATTTCGACAAGCGCCGCCGGCTGCTGTTCGTGGTGATGGAGGACGGCTCCATCGGCGCGCTGACCGTCTATCGGGCCGAGCAGGTCACCGCCTGGACCCGGCTGGCGACGGACGGCGCCGTGCGCTCCGTCGCTGTGGTGGGCGACGACGTCTACGTGCTGGTGGACCGCGCCGGCACCTGGACCGTCGAGCGCTTCGACGACACGCTCAACACCGACTCCGCGCTGGTCGGCAGCAGCGGCGCGGCGGTCTCCACGTGGTCCGGCCTCGGCCACCTGGAGGGGCGGCGGGTCGCCGTGCTGGCCGACGGGACGGTGCGCGGCGAGGCCACCGTGGTCACCGGCCGCATCACCCTGGAGTCGCCGGCCAAGGAGGTCGAGGCCGGGCTGACCTACACCCACGTGGTCGAGCCGCTGCCGGCCAACCTGCTGGGGCAGGTGGCGGACGGCGACTTCGTCCGGCTGGTGGAGGTCGGCTTCAAGCTGGAGGATACCGCGGCGCTGCGCGTCGATCTCGGCCGCGGCCTCTTCGACATGCCGCTGCACCGCCTCGGCCCGCAGCCCGCAAGCGGTTCGCCGCCGCCGCGCGTCTCCGGCGACCGCCGGATGCGCGCGCTGGGCTGGCGGCGCGACAACGACAAACCCCTGTGGCGGATCGAGCAGGACGCGCCGCTTCCCTGCACCCTGCTTTCCGTCACCATGTCCTTGAAGGTGAACGACTGATGGGCGCACTCAGCTCCGTCGTCAGCGCCGCCGTGCCCGTGGCCACGTCCGCGCTGACCAACTACCAGCAGCAGCAATACCGCACGCAGACCAACGCGGCGGACTACCAGTACAAGGCGCAGAGCGACGCCGCCGACCGCGCCTACGAGCAGCAGCAGCTGGAACGCCGCTACGCCGAGGAGCGGCAGGCCCGCCTGGAGGCGCAGCAGCAGGCCGAACGCGAGCGGCAGCTGCAATGGCAGCGCGAAGACCAGCTGCGCCGCGAGGACCAGGAGCGCGAACGCCAGGCCCAGGCCGAGGCGGCCGCGCAGCAGGCCGCGCAGCGCAACGCCGACATGGCGTGGCTCACGCAGTCGCAGAACCTCGAGGCGAGCCAGCTGCGCGCCCGCCGGGACGCCGAGTTGCAGGCCGCCGACGCCGATGCACGGACCCGCGTCGCCACCATCGCGCAGCAGTCGGCCGAGGACGAACGCCGCCGCCGCGACGCGCTGCGCCGCGCCGTGGGCCGCACCCGCGCCGACCTCGGCGGCCAGGGGGTGAGCGCCGCCGACGGCTCGGGCGAGGCGATCCTGCTCGGCCTGGTCGGCGACACCGAGGCGGAGAGCGGCGCCGCCGCCCAGGCCGACCGGTTGAAGCGCCAGGCGATCCAGCAGGAGCTGGACAACACCCGGCGCCGCAACCTGCTCGAACAGGCCCAGCTGGCGCAGAAGCAGCGGCTGGACTTCATGAGCAAGTTCTTCTGACGGCGGTCGCCTCCGACACGCCTTGCGCTTTTCAATTCGTCATGCCCGGGCTTGTCCCGGGCATGACGATGAAGAGGGTGGGTGACTGAACTCGACCCTTGGGAGCCCCCATGCCCACGACCATCCAGATTCCGCGCGGCACGCCGCGCGTGCAGTACGTCGCCGACGGCGCGGTGGCGGCCTTCGCCTTCCCGTTCCCGATCTTCGCCGCCGCCGACCTCCAGGTGTTCCTCGGCGTGGCGTTGCAGTCCACCGGCTACACGGTGGCCGGTGCCGGGGCTACCGCCGGCGGCACGGTGACCTTCGCCGCGCCGCCCGCCTCCGGCACGTCCGTCACGCTGCGCCGCCGCGTGCCGATCGAGCGCACCAGCGACTTCCTGGAGAGCGGCCCGCTGCCCGCCAGCACGCTGAACAAGGAGTTCGACGTGCTGACCGCCGGCCTGCAGCAGGTCTCCGGCGACCAGGAGCTGATGCTGCGCTACGCCGACACCGATCTGCCGGCCAGCCCGGTGCTGCCCGGCCGCGCCACCCGGGCCGGCAAGCTGCTCGCGTTCGACAGCACCGGCAACCCCACCGTCCGCCTGCCGGTGGACGAGGAGGCGCTGTCCACCTACGTTCCCGGCGGCTCCGGCGCCGTGCCGCGGCCGATCCGCGAGAAGCTGGGCGACGCCGTCTCGGCCAAGGATTTCGGTGCGGTCGGCGACGGCACGGTGGACGACACCGTGGCGATCCAGGCGGCGCTGACCTCCGCCCAGGCGGTGTTCCTACCTCCCGGCGCCTACCGCGTCAGCAACACCATCACCGTGCCCTATGGCAAGACGCTGTCCGGCGCCGGCCAGTCGTCGATCCTGCGGGGGGCGGGCAACGGCTTCGACCTCGTGCACCTGCCGGACGGCTACGCCACGCTGCGCGACCTGCGGCTGGAGAAGGGGCTGGCCGGCGTGCGGCTGTTCGGCCGCGACGGGCCGTGCGTGCAGAACGTCCTCAGCGACCTCACGGTGTGGGAGTCCGTCTATGGACTGATCCTCGACGGCTACAATTCGCCCGACCGGCCGACCTACTGGAACAACATCGCCCGCGTGCTGGTCGCCCGGCCGTCGATCCATGGCGTCTGGCTGACCAGGAGCGGGGCGGGGGACTCGCCGAACGCCAACCGCTTCCACTGCGTGCGCGTCTACTCGCTGTCGGCGCCCATTTCGGGAAGCGGCTTCTACGTCGAGCACGGCAAGTACAACAACGCCTTCGTCGACTGCGAGGCCAACCTGTCGACCATGGCGCACTCCTGCTTCCGGGTCGGCGCCGACACCGACAAGAACCTGATCGTCAACCTCTACTGCGAGACGCTGGGCGGCGTGCCCAACGTGGTGCTGGAGGCCGGCTCGGTGGAGACCGGCATCGTCAACCTGTTCTCGGCCAGCGCCGGGCCGGCGATCCAGGACCTGTCGGGCGGGCGCTACACCGCGCACAACGCCGGCTATCCGGAGAAGAACCGCCTCGCCACCACCCGCGTCAGCCAACTGGTGGTCGAGGCGCTGCGCTACGACACCGAATACGTCGAGCCCGACGCCGGCGGGCTGGTGGAGCTGGACCTGACCAGCTCGGTCTATCTGCTGAGTTCCTACGGCGGGGCGGTGGAGGCGCGGCTGCCCGGCGCCGGATCCGCCAACGGCCACGCGGTGACCATCAAGAAGACCGACGCCTCGGCCAACCCGGTGACCATCACCGAGGCCGGCGGCGCCGGGCCGGACGGCCGCAGCGTGGTGCTGGGCAGCCGCTACGATTTCGTGACCGTGGTCTCGAACGGAGCGGGCTGGTGGATCGTCGCCGGCAACAGCCTGCCCGGCAACGCCGCCTACACCGAGACCCCCGGCCTGTTCGAGCCCGACCTGACGCGCGGCCTCTATCTGGTCAGCGCCTGGGGCGGCGCCGTCGAGGTGCGGCTGCCCGCCCCCAGCGCGGCGCACGCGGTGGGCCGCACGGTGACCATCAAGAAGGCCGACCAGTCCGGCCGCGCCGTGACCGTCACCAAGCAGGGCGGCGGCGGCCCCGACAACGAGGCGATCCCGCTGACCGGTTTCGGCCACGCCGTCACCGTCATGTCGAACGGGGCGGGGTGGCACATCATCGGGCGCAACCCGTGACGGAACCGCCTTTGACGTTCCGCGACTTCGTCGACGCCTGGAACGGCCTGCAAGGCCAGGGCACGCCGCGCCACCATCGGACGATCGTGCGCTGGCTGGCGGCTCGCGTCGGCGGTGGCGACCGGCGCCTGCTGCTGATGGCGTTCCGCGGGGCCGGCAAGTCGACGCTGGTCGGCCTGTTCGCCGCGTGGCTGCTGCGCACCGACCCGAACCGCCGCCTGCTGGTGCTGGCCGCCGACCTGCGGCTGGCCAAGAAGATGGTGCGCAACGTCAAGCGCATCATCGAGCGCCACCCGCTGACCCAGGGCATGAAGCCGAGGGAACGCGACCAGTGGGCGTCCGACCAGTTCACCGTGGTGCGGAGCCTGGAGCTGCGCGACCCCTCCGTGCTGGCGGCGGGCATTGACGGCAACATCACGGGCACCCGCGCGGATGTGGTGATCTGCGACGACGTCGAGGTGCCGAAGAACGCCGACACCGCCCCCAAGCGCGAGGAGCTGCGCGAAGCCCTGCGCGAGATCGACTATCTGATGGTGCCGGATGGCGTGCAGCTCTACGTCGGCACGCCGCACAGCTACTACACCATCTACGCCACCGATCCGCGCGCCGAGGCCGGCGAGGCGCTGCCGTTCCTGGAGGGGTTCCGCCGCCTGACCCTGCCGGTGCTCGACCGCAGCGGCCGGAGCGCCTGGCCCCAACGCTTCCCGCAGGAGCACGTCGCCCGCATCCGCAAGCGCTCCGGCCACGCCAAGTTCGAGAGCCAGATGATGCTGCGCCCGATGCCGGCGACGGCGACGCGGCTCAACCCCGACGACCTGCGCCGCTACGAGGGCGAACTGGTGCTGCACGCCGCGCAGAACGACACGCTGCTGACGCTGAACGGCGTGCGGCTGGTGTCGGCCAGCGCGTGGTGGGATCCGGCGCTGCTGCGCACCGACGAGGACGGCCGCACGGGCGGCGACGACAGCGTGGTGGCGGCGGTGTTCTCGGACAACGACGGCAACCTCTACCTGCACCGCGTGCTCTACCTGGGCGTCGATCCCGACGACCCGGCGACCGAGGCGGAGCAGCAGTGCCGGCAGGTCGCCCGCTTCCTGCGCGACCTGCACCTGCCCGGCGTGCGGGTGGAGGGCAACGGCCTCGGCGCCTTCCTGCCGGCGGAGCTGGAGAAGCAGCTGAAGCTCATGCGGATCGGCGCCGCGGTGACGCGCGAGAACTCCAAGCGCTCGAAGGCCAGCCGCATCATCGAGGCGTTCGACGCCCGCCTCGCCGGCGGCCGCATCTTCGCCCACGCCGGCGTCTGGGACACGCCCTTCGTGCGCGAGATGCGCGAGTGGCGCCCGACCGGCCGCCAGCGCGGGCACGACGACGCGCTGGACGCGGTGGCCGGCTGCATCCTGTCCGAACCGCTGCGCGTTGGCCCGGCCCCGCCGCCCGCCCATCGCCCCGACTGGCGCCCCGGCCCGCTCGTGGCGCCGAGCGAGTTCGCGGTCTGACGCCCCCTTTTCGTACCCCGACATCGGAGAGCATCATGCATGAGACCCTCGACGTGGTCTGGTGGATCACGGCCGTCGAGCTGCCGGTCATGGGCGGCCTGTTCTGGCTGATCGTGCGGCTGCGCAAGGAGGCACAGGACGCGGTGGAGGCGCTGCGCCAGCGCGCCGAGACCGCCGGCGCCCAGGTGCGCGAAAGCCTCGCCGCCTACAAGCTGGAGGTCGCCAAGACCTACGTCTCGGTGAGCACGCTGAAGGACGTGGAAAAGCGCCTCACCGACCACCTGCTGCGCATCGAACACAAGCTGGAGCGCGCCTGCGCCGACGGCGGTGCGCGATGAGCCGCCCGACCCTGATCCCCGTCGCCGACGCCGCCAGGGCTCCGGCCCCGCCCACCCCCGGCGGCACCGGCGAGGAGGCGGTCGACACCCTGGCCCGCACCCTGTGGGGCGAGGCGCGTGGCGAGCCGGTGCGCGGCATCGAGGCGGTCGCCGCCGTCATCGTCAACCGCGTGCGCGCGGCGGAGCGGCGCGGCGGCTTCTGGTGGGGCGGCAGCGTCGTCGCGGTCTGCCGCAAGCCCTACCAGTTCAGTTGCTGGAACGCCGACGACCCGAACCGGCCGCAGCTGCTGGCGGTGACGGCGGCCGACCCGGTGTTCGCCACCTGCCTGCGCGTGGCGCGGCGCGCGGTGGCCGGGCTGCTGCCCGACCCGACCGGCGGCGCCACCCACTACCATGCCCTCGGCCTGCATCCCGACTGGGCGGCGGGACACACCCCCAGCGCCGAGATCGGCCGGCACCTCTTCTACACCACGACAGAGTGA